TTAAATATTTGGTTCAATAAATTCTATATTAGCCATTCGCATTTCATCTTCAAACGTCCATTTGTAATTGTGATTTTCCCAAAATGAAGCATATTCACAACCACGGCAAGTAACGGAATATCGGCCTTCTCCTATTTTTCTTGCTTTACAAACATCACGGAAAATCCGATTATCTATCGGAAAGTCTGTAAAACATACGATCTCTTTTCCTTCATCCAGTAGCTTTTTAAGAAGCTGATAGTCACGACTGGTTTTATATGGCATATTCATGGTTGGACTCCTTCTTTCATCAATTCAGGATTATCAAAAGCATTTCCTATCACTTCACATCTATCGCTGACGTACCACAACGGAGTAAAGCCACATGCCTTGTTCTTGTAGCAAAACATACCTTTATGAAATAATACCTCAACTGTAAATTGATAGGAGCTTTCACTTTCATGAATCAGTATTAGATCATGTTCGAAGATGCTATTACCGTTCTTATCGGTTATTTCGCTGAACTGACAGACTGTTTCGGGAATAACACCAACCCACTTGTTGGGTTCTACTTCAAAGAATACATTGTACATCTTTCTTTTGATGGTTCCATAGGAAATGGTCATACTCTTTACCCATTCACCACCGTTAACCCTTTTCGCTCTAAATTTTATCATTCTCATATAAATATCCAATTAAGATTCAAGTTTTTTAATAAATTCATTTAATCTATCGGCTGAATAATCGGTACCACCAATTATGAAGTAACCATCAACAGCAAATTTGAATGCTTCAATGGCTTTTTGTCTCATTCCTTCTTCGGCTATCGCTATTGCTGCATAGGCTTTTGCTTCTGATATGGCATATTGCACATAGCCGGTAGAATCCATCCGGTTGTCACTTTCCAAATCCAAAGTGTTACGTCTGATATAATCTTTTGCTTTTTGATTCATAATTATGCTAAAATTGCTTTATTTGTTTTCTAAATTCGTTCCATTCGTTGTTGGTAAAGTTGAAAAGAGTCTTTTTGCCTTTTTCTTCCCAATCACTTATGGCATAACCTACTAAATAAACTTTTTTAGTGCTGAAATCAAATCCCGTCACCCTATAACGTTTCTCATTATCCCGGTACATTGCCCCTTTGCATAACCTTCTGCCTTTGGAGTCTATGAAGGGTTTAATATTGCAGAATGCTTCATAGCTTTGGCAGGCTGAAATATTTCCCGAAGTAACAGCTTTCCGATAGAAATTTTCACCATAGCCCTTACCGTTGGCGTTGACTCCAAACCAGTAACCACCGCTGAATTTTGAAAATATATTCTGAAAATCCTCTTTATTGAATTTCATTTGAGATATTATAGCCAACTTTACTGCTTCATACATGGCTATGTTGACTCGTAAATAAGAATCAGTCTTTTCATTGTTCCAAACAAATTCTATCAGTTCAAAAGCTTTTGATTTTTCATTCATACTTTTGGGTATTTTCCTTCTCCTTTCGGATCAGTTCATTAATAAATTTACTCATGTTTGGTTGCTCTCTGACAAAATCAACCAAATCAATATCCAGTCTAATAGCATAGACCTTACTTTTCGTAACCGGTTTGTTTCGGCGATAACTTCTTTTGGCTTGTTTATTCTCTTCCATAATGATTCATTGATATATGTAATAATTCGTTTGAAATGGCTATAATTTAGGTTTGTTTGCCTCTTTTGTTCCGTCTCTGATTCGATGATTACCTTTGGTGTGAAAACGTCTGAAATCGCCCCAAAATAGTTCATCTGCATTTGCCTTTGGTCGGATTGTTCCCCAAACATATCGCCGTAATAGTTCGGGTAACATCATGGAAACAAACAGTAACGCTATACATTGGTGATTCAATAGTTCGGGCACAACGATTCGGCTGATAGTTCGTTCATGTTTATGTATGAAGATAGGCACCGGGAAAACCAAAGGCCGATCAATATACAATAGTTCGGGTGTGTATGCGCGTACTGGTTCATCCTCTGTTATTGGTTCGGGTACATTTGCGTTTGTTTCTTCGCTTACTGGTTCGGTTAATAGTTCAGGCAAAGAAATGCCGGATAGTTCGGTTAACATTGTTAGCCTCTGTAATGCTTTGTTTATTTGATCCTGATAAAACCAACGGGAAATAAAATCTATCAGAGCTACCAAAGCAAAGACAAACGCCGGTGTTTTCGTTTGTGCATCCACATATAAGGCCGGTAAATGTGTTCCCGGTTTTCTTACCGGTTCTTTTTCCGGGATGATCGGAGCTTTGGCGCGATCTAAAGCCTTTATATTACATTTTAAGTTCGGGCAAATAGAATCATTTATAAATGCAGGCATAACCACACCTATACGCGCCGTCTTATCATCAAAGACCGCCGCCCGATCAGGTGCAACCAGCCACACGCCACCAGTCCAGCCGGAAAGCAAGGGGATAACGTTTGATGCAAAGAAACCTAACTTTATATCAATTAAAGCGGCTTTTTCCAATGTTGCACAAAGTTCTTTGTGTCCGTTACTGTCTGCATCATTATAAGATAAATAAACTTTATTATCTCCGGCAATAGTACGAAGTGAAAAACCGCTTTTTTTGTTTCGTTTGGCTATTTCTTTTACAAAACCGGCAACCGCTTTTAATTCGCTTTTCTGAATCTTTATAAATCCGTCTTTTGAAAGATGGGGGTACACAAGCCGGTAATTAGGGAAATATCCGGCAAAATCACAAACAAAGGTTTGTTTCTTGTCGTTGGTTATTTCTGTAATATTGCCGCCGTCCTGATTACAAACACAAACAGAACACCGGCCAACCATTTCTTTTAAATGTTTGGGATTGATAAATAATTTTAGACCGTCAGGTAAAAGCCCGGATGTTTCAATAATTACGGGGTATTCTTTTAATGTACGCCCGTCAGAAGCAACTAAAGCCGATTTGTAAGGATCAAGATAAATATAATTAAATGCCGGTCTTAAAGGATCTTTTGTTACTAATTTAGTGATATTTAGATGTTCCTTTATAATCCACATATCAAAGGAGCAAACAATATTTTCGCGCTCTTCTATTTTGGTAAACCTTGTTTTATTGGCTTGTTTGGTGCTTATCAGCTTTTCAAATTGCCAAACAAGATTAAAAACCTGATCCACTGGAAAGGAACATTTAAAGCTGTTTATTTGTACAGTCCTAAAATCCGTTATATTTAGTTTGGCATCAACGCAAAGATATTTTATATTTATCTCGTTCCCGTTGGCATCTTTCAGTTTTGCAAGCTCCGCGGCGGTATAGGTGCCGGGAGCTATTTCTATTTCATTTGTAAAAACGTCGTTTGCTATTTTAACCAATTCGGCCAAAATGAGGCCGTTAAATTCTTTTTCATTCATAACATTAAATAGTTAGATATTTTACACCAAAGTAAAAGCCTAAAGCAAGGCAAAAAAGCAAGTAAATAGGAAGCAGCCAAAGACCGCCAAACACGCTAAAGCAGATTAATAAAACTACTATTAGCCAAATAATTACGCCCACCATGTTAGAAAGTAGGGTTTTCAAGCTCTTGCAAAAAATCTTCCTCCGTTATACTCTCACATATATTTGAGCCATCAACATAAACACTAAATCCGGTTGCGGTACGGAATACTTCTAATTTGTGCGTTTCTCCGTTTGGGGATTCTATTATATAAGTAGTCATAATATAAAAGTTTAAAGGAATGCCGGAAAACCGTCCGGCGCGGTGGAATATTTGTATTATTCGTTTATGTTATGCAAATTACATTTCCAAACGTGTTTAGGAAATGAACCGTCTTTGTTAAGGCTAACAATAGATGTATTATCCCCGTTATCCTTTATTACATAAACTATAAGTTTTCTAAATCCGTATAATCCAATATGATATAATATCTTTTTCTCCATAAATTTAAAATTTGTCTGATTGATCATTTTTATTTATGAAGTCTTTTAATTTCTTGGGATCGGTGCCGGAGATGAACACCACGGCACCGAATAAAAGCAGCATTAAACAAAACATATTCTAACTATTTAGCATTATAATAAATGTTTGGTTCTGATGTTACGTTATATATATAGCTTCCACAACGCACCAGCAGCGCGGCAACGCCGTAATACTGTTTTTTCATTCCTCTAATACTGCCGGATTTATGAAAGTTCGGGAAACGGGATATATTCACCCGTTTTCCTTCTTCTTTTGTTATTCTACGTACTTTCATAAGGCTATTTCATTTTAAAAGTTATGCCAACAGGTAACAAAGAACGGTTAACACTGGAAACGAATTTATTAAAATCGTTCTCCGTTACTTTTGTTTCGTGGTCTCTCCAATTAAAAACAAGCTCGTTACTATGATCGTAATATATTACATTACTAACTGATAACCCGGCATCAAGAACGGCCAACATAACCCGCTTTTCATTTTCGGCCTTTTCTTGTTTCTTTTCACAGTTGTTAATTATTTCAGCGCGTTTTTTCTCGTATGCTTTGCGCTTTTCTTCGTCTTTTCGCGCTTGTACAGCTTCAGGACGATAATAACCATCGTTTATTCTGTTAGTTATAGTTGTACGTTCTTCGTCCGTCAATTTCAAAGTAAAACGTTCGTTTTCCGGCTTATATGGGTTTTCCCATGTTTGCCCGGTTAACTCTTCCAGCTTTTTTAAAGCCTCGTTAGATTCTCTTTTCCAGCGTTCAACGATACCAAGCGTATAAAGAAGGTATTTAAAGTATTGTTTATCTTCTGCCTGATAAAGCAAATTATATTCTGTTTCCGTGATACGCAAATAGTTAATTGCAGTTTCTTTGCTGCTGTTCGTAATATGGTAAAACCCGTTTTCAACTGGGTACATTGGCGCGCCGTAATGATTAGACAAATGAAGATCAACGAACATTTTAAACTGTGGGAAACGCTTTAGTATTTCTTCATGGCAGCAACCACCAGCACACCAAACGAAACGCCCGTTTTTGCGTTGTTCGTAAATATCCGCCGTTATACTCCAATCGCATATATTATTTTTGCAATCATCAGCCAGTAATATTTTAACATCGATTTTAAAGGTTGTCCCGGCTTGAATATATCTTTTTGATACTGTGTAAAAAAGTCTATTTGTAGTAGTCATAATACAAAGTTTTAAAGGGTGAATAATGAAAAGTAAGAAGTAACCCGGAGCCATGACAGCCCCGGAAATAATTACTATTTATTGTTTGCAAGGTATTCCACGCATCCAATAATGTATATTGCATGTTCTTTGGCTGCTTGTTCTTTTTCTTGCTTGGTTGCGGTCTTATGATCCTGATCGGAAAGCATTTTAGCCGCCATCCGGACGATCTTTTTCATAGTGGAACAGTTTGCAAGATATTCAACGGAAGGAGTTAAACCGCGGTTTACTTTTTTCAAAAGTGCATTTTGCAGCCATTCAGTAAGCGCGTAAATATCGCGAGAATTGCGAATGTAGATAATTAGCAAATTTGTATTCATAACGCAAAATTTAAAGGGTGAAACTTGGTTTGTCTTTGTTTTTCCCTTAACTTTGCATTTAACGTTGTGGAAGACGTTAACCGATAAACGCAAAGTTTAAAGGGAGGCCGGAGAAGTTAACGCACTGATCCGGCTTTTTATTAGTATGAAATCTTTTGAATACGATCAAAAGGAATTAATAACGCTATGTGTTTATCCTGATAGTGAATCAATTCAAAACTATTTGCCGTTGATAGTCTTATAATAGCGGCTTTTTTCGCTGTTTCTTGAAACACATCAAAATGAACCTTTAAACGGTTGCAACAGTTTGTACCTTCTGGGGCTACATGTACGGCGTTTAACGTTACATTTTTGTTTTGTAAGTTTAGTAATACTTCCATGATCTTATATTTTAAATTAAACATTCAACCAAAGAAGAAGTAAAAACGGGAAAGTGTGGAAGACGTTAACCGTTTATCTCCTTTTCTGTATTACAAAGGTACGAATAATATTTGTAATACAAAACAAAATGTACTTTTATTTTTAAGAAAATGTCCTGTTTTTGCATTTATTAATATTTATATAAATAACTAATAATCAATATATTACACAATGATGCAAATGTAAATATAAAGCATTTATGAAGTAATGAAATATTTGTAATGTGCAGGCTTTAAATATGCTTATTTGCTTTATTTGTAGCCTTTGTTTAACTTTGTAGCAAGTTACAGAGCGCGAGACGCCAATATAATGAACTCTTTTATATCGTTTTATATGGTGTACAGTAAGCGCGTAACAGATTTACAGCAAATTTATCAATTAACCCCGGATGATGTTTTCTTTTGTATGCTTGTTGCATCCGGCGCCAGTCGTGGCGAAGCATACGCAACTATATTTAGACCACGATCAACCAAAATAGAAACGGCGCAACGCGGAGCCGCCCAGCTTGCAAAGGATAAACCCGGCATTAATAAATTGATACGGTCTTTTGAAGATAACCGCGCCGCCTTCCTTCCTGACAATGATAGCCCCAAAAGCAAGAAGAAAAAGAAAAACACAGAAGCAGAAGAGGAAGAAAAAGCCGGGAATGTTGTACAATACCGGGATAAAGACGCGGTTTTATCAGGTCTCGAACAAACCTTGCCTTATTTGAGGGGGAAAGATCGTGCGGATGTATTAATGAAAATTGCCGATCTCCAGCAAATGAAGAAGGACGAAAATACAGAAGAAGAGGAAACAGTACATTATTATCTGCCTTTGCAGTGTTATAGATGCAGCCTTTTTATAGCTGATCGAGCAAAGCGGAAAGCAGAAGAAGCGGAAAAGCCGGATTATATTTAATATTATAGGTATAATATAAAGAGAATCAAGGCAAAGCGCGGCTTTTCTCCTTCTTTGCCGGTCAACTGGGGAATGAAAGCAGGGAGGGCACCCCCCCCCGGCTACCCAAGACACCAAGCATGTTTCAATCCCGGTCAAGATTTTTATTTTTTTTCTTTTTTGGAGTCAATAATGGATGTTTTTAAGGCTTTTCCAATGATAAATTACAAAAGTGAATGTCTGATGTATAGTTTTACTTCTGAAAATGTATAGTATATGTATGGTTTACTTCATAACTATACATGTGTAAATCATTCATTATTAAGTCAATGGAAATTTAATGTATAGTATGTATAGTTTATATGTAAATTGCGTATGGAAAAAAATATATATAATATGGTTTGCATAAAAAACTATACATACTATGCACTATTTTTCCATTGATTTGTATTTCAATATGTTATATATGTATAGTTGCCTTTAAAACCCTACATAAACCATACATATCAGAGAGAATGCTCCATCTGTATTTCCTATTGAAATAGAGTCGTTATCCTTTGTTTGCCAATATTTTATGATTACTTATATTGAATGGTGCTATGAATACAAAATATGATAAAAAAGCCTTCAAAAGCACGTGTTTATTCTATATTTTAAGTAGAAAATAATAGTATTTATATGATAATTATGTAGAAAATAGACTATATTTGTGGCGTAAAACGGCCTGAAAATAGGCATAAAACTATCAAAAACACTTGTTTTTGAATATATAATGATATTTTATGAAAATACATGAGTTTGATCCGGTGATATATCCACGCAAGTTGTGGGTTGCAGTCAGTACAGATACATTTTCAGATAGATTTGAAGGTGTAAGTGAATGGGATGATACTGCTGATGCCATTGTGGACTGTGTTCGTGATAAACTGCGAAATTTGGGTGGTATTCTTGTCCGATTTGAAAGTAAGAATGCCATTACTATAGCAAATATCGCTCATGAAAGTTCACATATAGCGATGAACATATTTGATTATATAGGTGCAAAAGTGGATTTAGCTAATCAGGAAACATTCTCGTATCTTGTTGGATGGGTTGCTGACTGTATCAATCAGGTAAGGACTGGTAAATTTAAAGACTGAAATGGAGTCGGGAAAGTATAGGAAGTTGTTAAATGAGGTCTTTGGGCTTATGAAAGGCGAGAAACTGGATGCCGCCTTACAAGAGTCCAAAAGTGCAGCGCGTGTTGACGCTGTGCAGGACTTGATGCGTGCAGCCATTATACGATCTTCGATTTGTAAGTTCAATGGTACTCCTTACTATTTCAGTGGCCGGATATATGAAGAGATGGCATGGGATGATTTTGGTAACCTGATATATGACTTGATGCGTAAATGCAAAATGCCCAATGGTGATTATTCCCGTGTGGAGGGTGTACTGAAAGTCTGTAAGCGTGTGGTGGCAGGA